GCGTTACTAATTGTAAATCTATAAGCTGTTCCATTTGCTGTTGCACTGCCTCCACCTGTAGAAGATGAACTTGATAATGTACATATAAAGAAGTTACCTATAGCAGATGACTCTTCCCATGCAGAGTTTTGACTAGAGTAAACCATAAGCTTACTGTTAGTTGTATCATACCATAAGTCACCACCATCTAGGGAAGATGTAGGTGCAGAAGCTGATACTCTGTATCTGTTTGAAAATGAGTTTACTGTCGCACTAATAGCTTGTATGTCGGCTGCACTAGCTAACTGTTTGTGAAATGTATATGTATGTAAGGTTGATGTTGTTTGTACCTGTAAACCACTGGTTGCTGGTAATGTCTGACTAACTAATGAACTAGGAAATCCAGTTATAGTTACAGTGTTACCAGATCCAGCACCGTTAGATATAGTTGCTACACCACTACCATTAACTGCAAGACCACTTGCAAGTTGTGATATAGATATAACTGTACCAGCACCATTGCTAGGATCAGGGTTAGCTGTAGGAAAGCTAGTTTCGTTTGCTATAGCTACAAAACCACCAAGAGCATTTGTTACGGACAATACAAGGTCGTTTACAGCCTTAGATGTAGGAATACGTGTATCACTACTTGTAGTAACAGAAGTTTCTAGTGTTATACCATCAAGCTGGTTTAGCTCTGTTGTAGTAGCTGTAAGAGCTGTAGAACTTGCTAGGTTTGACGCAGTTGTTGACTGCATGCCAGCTAGCGTAGAAAGCTCACTGTCAGCTATTTTATCTGTTGTAACAGCGTTACTTGCTATCTTAGCTGCTGTTATATTAGCGTCAGCTATTTTAGCTGTAGTAACTGCATTTGCATTTATAGCAGCGGTGACAACTGCATTGTCTGCGAGCTTTGCAGAGGTAACAGCATCAGCTGATATGTTATCAGTAGCGATGTTAATATCAGTCGGTAATGTACCACTAGACAGTTTTGCCATAGTTACTGCATCATCTGCTATTTTTGCAGTTGTAACGTTTGCATCAGTTATTTTAGCTGTAGTTACTGCATTGCTTGCTAAGTCTCCAGCTACAATAGTTCCGTCTGCTATCTTGGCAGAAGTAATTTGACTGTCAGCAATGTGTGCTGTATCTATACTTCCGTCTACATAGTGTTCGGAGTTGATTTGGTCATCAGCTATTTTAGCTCCAGTAACCGCATCTGCTGCTATTTTTGCAGTAGTCACGTTACTGTCAGCTATCTTAGCTGTTGTAATGTTAGCGTCTGTAATTTTAACAGTTGTAACAGCATTAGTATTTAACTTATCTGTTGTTATTTGGCTGTTAGCTATGTGAGCTGTATCTATACTACCATCTACATAATGCTCAGAGTTTATCTGGTCATCTGCAATTTTAGCACCTGTTACTGCGTCGGCTGCAATTTTAGCTGTGGTAACTTGTAAGTCTGCTATGTGTGCGGTATCAATTGATCCATCTACATAGTGCTCAGAGTTAATTTGATCGTCAGCTATAAGTGCACTTGTTATATTATCAGCTTTTATTTTAGTTGTAGTAACTGCTGCATCTTTTATACCAGATGTTACTACTGTTTGATTCTGTTCTTCTTGTGTAGCATAAAGAAGTTGTGTCATGTTGTTGTTAAGATCGCCTGCCTTAACTGATGACCCTGCTGTGAAAGTTGCCTTAGCACTGTCTACATCTGTATCACGAAAAATACGTATTGCAGCTGGGCTTGCTGGTATGTTGCCTGATGTAAAAACAACATTACCGCCGCCGGTGGTTGTGTAGCTAGTTATATTATAGTGTGTGCTGACTGTCTTTATGACGTTATCAACTTCTACTTTAATATCAGCTTCTTTTATGGAAGGAAAGGAAAACGACTTCGTAGCGTTTCCGTCTCCTGTGTAATCTACGAATGTTGTTGCCATTACTTATACATGTTTTGTAAGTTATATGATTGGGCTTTTTTCATCGCCTGTGATGTGTCTTTGCCTTGCTGTTCCATACGTAAAGCATATATAGCTTTTTGATTCTTGATAGAATTCCAAGCATACTTTCTTACTTTTTTAAACATTCGGTCAATGACAATATTATGATAATAGTCTCTTGCATTAAATTCACCACGTTTACCAGCTCGAATGTCAGCTCTCATTAAAGCAATAGACTGTAGAATTTTAGGATCTGTAGCTAACCTATCTAGCTCAAGTTCAATATTAAATTGACCTATAGCTTTTTGAAACTCAGATCTAATTCTAGCATCATCAGTTAAGTTAGTACCGTCTGGAGCATAGAATGTAGATATTCTTAAATCGTATCCACTGTTAAACAATAATTGTCTACCGGGGCCACGATCTAAATTAAGAGATATAGGGCTAACCATGTTAAATGCTCTAGTCATAAAGTCGTGCTGCTTTAATGGCTGTCCGTTTAACATGTCAAATTTGTAAGGTAAGTCCTCACCGGGTAAATATTCAGATAGTAAGTTTCTGTTACGCCATGACTGAAACACACCAGAGTTTATTTCTCTCATGTGTGGGTTCATAAGTTTACCCATTTCATTACGTAGTCCAGCTAAAGGTATAGTGTTGTTACCTATACTAGCGAGTATACGTTCAGCTTGGCCGGGTCTACCAGCAGCTAAATCAACAAGTTGTTGAATACCAGCTAGATAAGACTTACTGGATATAGACTGTGCTATAACTAAAGAAATTTTTTGTAGTTCTTTTTCAGTCCACTCTTCGCCCATTAGTATACTAGCATCACCTACGTCAGCGATTGTAGATAGTATAAGGTTAAAAGGTTCAATAGAATCATAACCAACTCTTACACCACCAACTTCAATAGTTCTAGGCTCGTAACCGCCATCTATCCATCCTTGACGCATCTGTCTGTCAGATGGACCATTACCTGATAATCTACCTGTCATCCAAGCATTAACAGCCATAAAGGTTACAGCAGTACCCATAGCAAATCTACCTGTTTGTAGAGCTTTAGCATTGTGTAATTCTTCAACTGTGTTAATACCGTATTTTTTAAGATTACCTAAGTTATCAGCAGTTGCAAAGGCTATGTCGTTAAACTCTTTAACTAAGAAGTTAAATCCGGGTGTATGTTTAGCTGTAAGTGCTAATCCGTTTACACCAGTTCTTGCAAATAAAAAGAAAGGTCTAACGTATGGGTTAGATGTTAATACATCGTTTAGCCCTTTAGAAAACCCTGTTAAGTCTTGAGTAAGAGTAACTTCTTTCTTTGCAAACATAGTTGCATCATCTTTTATATTACCGTTAGCATCAAAAATTTCTGCATAGAAGTCATCTTGATATGCTTTCATCACATCTGATGTAATGTTAGGTATTTCAACACCATCACTCTGTAGCTCTAGTACTCTACGCATAGCTTTTTCTCTCATCTTAGCTCTACCTAGTAAAAACGTAAAGGCATCGTCAGTCGCTGCCATTAGTTTAGTAGAGTAAGTAAAAAGATTATTGTTATTTATATTACGTATCATATTAGTAGTTGCAAAGATAGCACGATCTTCTACACTTGCTCTACCACTATCTTCTGCCCATCTACGAATTAACTCCCAGTTAGCATCTCCTTTGTTAAATTCAATGTATCTAGTTTTAACTGTAGATAGTTCTCCACTCCAGTAACCGTTAAGTTTTGTAAAAAACAAATCAAATGCTTCTGGTACAGCTTCTAACATACCATTCATAGAAGCAAGACTACCACGTATAGTAGCTGAGTCTCCTGTAAATGGATACCTCATTGTTGCACCTAAAAATGTAGATAGAGGACGTAAAAATGTTGCACTACCTGTACCTAAAAGTGCTCGAACTGGGGTTTTAGGTCCACTTAATACACTATGACTTATCATTTCTTGTAAGTTACGTATTAAAGCACCTGTACGATCTGGTCCCTGTTCTTCTAATTGACCACCTTTTAATACTTTTCGTGCCCAGTTATCAAAGTCATCTAGATTATTTACATCTTTCATCATTGTAAACGCTTCAAACAAAGCATTTAGCAAGTCATCATTTGGATCATCCTTAGCAATTTTTAGTATAGACATAATAGATTCTTTAACATCTTTCATGTCAGACTGTACTGCTTGGTTTACAGCATCATTAACTTGCTGTCTTGTCTTACCAGCACCAAAAGATCTAAAGTAATCAGAGGCTACAAACCTAGATTTCTTTGTTTGATACATAGCAGTTAGCATAGTATCAATAACCTGTTTAGCTGGACCGTCAATATCATCTAGTGATACAAATTCTGCTAGTTCTCTACCAGCTATACCTGTATCTCTAAGTTGTTTAAGTAAAGATCCTACTACTAAGTCAGCTGTAACAACGGTTTCAGCAGACCATGTTTCAAATGTCTCATCACCTAATGGTATAACAGCTTTTTGTTTTTCAAATAAATCACTTAAGTATTCCTCTCCTGACATTTCCATAGGATTTCTGCCATCAGTTATCTTATGATATTCTGTAACAGCGTCACGCCAGACATCAGCTAAGGCTTTTCTATTACCTTTAACTGCATCTAACTCTTTGGAAAACTTATCGTCACTAAATAAACCACGTAAGGTTCTTTCTACAATCTCGTCAGTTGTACCTGATTCTCTTACTATACGTTCACGTTCGACGTTAGTTGTAACTGAACCAGTAGATCCATCTTCAGATCCCCAGTCCTGACGTGTACGTTTTAGCTGATCTCTAGCTTCTCCGGGTGTAACCTCGGATATATCAGCACCTTGATGCCTTTGGGCTACAGGTGCGTTTTTAGCAGCACGAAACTCAGCGTCACGTTGACGTATTTGTATCAATGCAGCTGTAGTAGTTTGATTTTCTATGCTTGCATTTCGTCTAACTATCTGTCTTTTAGCAGCTTTACCACCTTTACCTAGTAAATAACCTACACCATCAAATGCTAAACCAATACCCATACCTTCGACAATGTTTTTAAACTTCATCATGATAGGATGATCAGTTTCCTTTGTGCTGAGTGGTGTATCTACCCAACCATAGTGATCACGTAATGAGCCTAAAGCGTTCATGCCATCAGACTCTTTAGATATTAAATCAGAAATACCACCAATAGCCATAGCTCTGGTAACTGTACCAGCGTTAAGTAATGCCGTAGCACCTCCAGCTAGTAATGGAATTCCTGTTGCAGCAAGTCCTTTTGCAGCTAGAACTGTACCAGCTGCTAATGAACCAAAGTGTACTGTACCTCTTAACAGTTTACCCCACCAAGTTTTAGTAATGATAGGATCATCTTGATCTGTAAAAGGGTCCCAGTCTGGTTTGTAATAACCCTGCTCTTGCTTCTCTCTCTGCATTGTGCCGTCTAACGCTTCTTTAGTACGTTCAGCAAATGTAGTTACAGAAGATGCAGTGTCTTGTAAACCTCCGGATAGAATAGATTGAGCCTCTTTAGCGACTGCTTGGATTCCCCATGTGTCTGCATTTCGAGGGTCATTTTGAGCAGCCTGTGCATCTTGTTTTTGTGAAGATGCTAGCTCCTCTTGTTTCTTTCTCTCTTCTTCAAATTCTAACGCCTGTTGGCGGTTAGACTGAAGTTCGTCAACGGCTTGCGATCCCGTAGAATCATACTCATTGACTGGATATTCTTCATTCATAGTTATAAAGTTTCCTCAACCAGTCCCCGTAGAGCTGCCGAGCTTAAGTTGTTAGGGTCTAAGTATGGACCTAGATCACCAATAATTTCAATGAACCTTTCTCTATCTTCTTTAGGAACATTTATAAGTCTTCTATAAATACTGTCCGCACCTGAGAACTGAAGCCTGTTATTTGACTTGTACCGTAGTCTTTGTAAAATAACACCAGTTTGCAGATCTTTAGTAAATAGATCATCTAAATTAATTAAACCATTATTATATAATTCTTGTAATGCTTGCCCTCTAATACCATACAAACCAAATTGTGTGTCTGCATCGTACGTACCATCATTAATACCTATAAGTATTTCTTCCATACTTAAGTCTTCAAGCACTACATCTGATGTGTACTTTCCGTTAGAGTTTTTAATAGCATTTACACCACCATTCTCATTAACTTCTGGATTAATAATTTTATTTAATAACTCGTTTTCGTTTTCATTACTACTTAATATAGCTTGATAAGTTTTTGACTCGTTAGGCTTATTAGTTATAAGTCGTGTGGTATCTCTATCTCCTAAGTCAATTACTGACTCAAAAGCAGATATAGGTCCACCTATACTGTCAAGCATATTTAATGCTTTTAGTCTATCGTAAGCTACCTTTTGTCCGTTTCTGTTATCTACGTGTTTAGCTACCTCATACCAGTAATTGCTTAATTTTTCACCTTTTAAAAAACTGTTAATAGCATTTTGTATATAAGGTTCTTCAGCAGCGTGCACGTTATTAGCAAAAAGTGTGCCTTCCTGATCTTTTTGATACAGTTTTATTGAGGCTTCTTGGTTAAGACTAAGGGTTTTATTAAATGTAGGTGATTTAACATCATCAAATTTATTATCTCTTATTTCTGTTAATAGCTGCTCTGTTGCTAACGCTACCTGATTATCTTGACCTTCATAAGTTTTCATAAGTTCCATGAATCTTTTATCGGTTTTAATTTTTAGGTATCTATAGACATCATTTGCATAACCATCATCTAAAACTTGTTCTCCAAAAATTTTAATATCCTGAGCTCTAGCTTGTAAAGCTGCATTAATAGAGTTTAAATAATTTGAATTTTCTTCTGACTGTAAGGGGTGTCTATTACTTCTGTTAAATAAATCTCGTGCAGCCTGTGCATAATCTGTATTGTTAAAAATATTTATATCTTCCTGTGTGACTTTATAGTTGTCTGTATCAAACATTTTGTTTAATTCATCCAGCCTATGTCTTAGTTGAAGATCACTATCTTTTACTTTTTGCTCTTTCCATGCAGCTTCTATTTTTTGAGCATTACCATTTTGTAACTGTGAGTATGTAGTTGTACCACCACCCTTAGCTTTAAAAGTATAATCGTTTAATAACCACTCAATTTCATTTTCAGTAAACTCACCAACATTTGGAATAATAACGTCATTAACAAACTTATCGTTAGCATATTTCATAGGATTAGCAATTCCTAAACCTAGAGCTTCAGCTTCATAAATTTGTATAATACTATTTCGAGTAAATATACCGTCTACATACTGAGGGTTACTAGGATCTTCACTATTAGCATATCCAGCTTTAATAGTGTTAATAGCTCCTCTAACTCTAATGCTATTTACTTCTTCACGACTTGAGTTTACATGTGTTACAGCTCCTTCACCATCTAGACGTTTGTTTTCAGCCATAAGGACTGGCATAACTTTACTAATAATCTGCCTGTCACTTATGTTAGGATGCTCTTCTCTCCACATTTGGATATACCTAGCAAAAGCAAGTCGTCTCCATTTTGTCTGATCGGAATAACTAAGCTCATTGTAAAACTTATCATCGTATGTAAGAGTTTCAAACGCTATCTTCATGTATTGAGGTACATGTTCAATCATACCGTTTGTAGCAGTAGTACCATTACGATACTCTTCTGTAACAGTATTCATCTCAAAATCAGCTATACCAGTTAATGATATAGGCTCACCATCAGACTCCCCTGTTGCGACTGCTTGACCTACTGCATCGGCAGAGTCTACCTGTATATCAGCATTAAGATTATCTACCTTAATACTTGCATCTACAAACCTAGATTTAGAGCCCTCGTCGTCATGAAGTTCTTTTAGCTTATCATACTCTTCGTCGCCAGCTTGGTAATCTTTACGTTTTTGAATTATCTCTGCACCAG